CATTGACATAAAATATTAAATCCTTTAAACATTTTTGAATAACAACATATTGAAACTGCTTGATCGTATTAACTCACGAAATACATCGTTCTTACTTGATAGTTACGTTTGAGTTTTTGTCTGATCGCTTAGGTCTTTATTTGTTTATCACTTGTTTAGGTTGTCTGTGTCTTCATTTTAATCATTTTGCTAGCTATAGTATTGCTTCTACGAGAAAAAGCAACCATGTCTAACTCTACCTTATTTGATTCGAGTTGTTACGTGTTAACCGATCTAGACTATATTTGTCTTGGTCTATTTGGAGACGATGTTCCTGTTGTGGAGTTGTCCAACGATTCTACTTATGTTGATTACAATTCTCCTTTACCTATTACTTCTAAACTTTTGAAAGAAATTAATAAAACCCAAAAACAATTGAACTATAAAAATAAGAAAAACCAAAAACAATATAAAAAACAAGAAAAACCCAAAAACATTGCATCCGTTTTCGAAAGTCTTCCCATTGAGATTGTTTCGTTGATTATGGATGATCTTGAGCCAGTGGCTCTAGATTATTTTTTACGTGCTTTTCCTCAGTATCGTGAGGTGTTTACTGATTCTAAGAGAATGATGGCCTCGGTTGCCGCTAAATTGTTTCCATGGTGCGACATGGATTACTCTGATATGCTTGGTCGTTATACTGACTGGGCCGTGTTCTTCTACAACACAGAAGACTCCCAACTTAACAGAATTAGGAAATATAGAGCTTATCTTGAAGTGACATTTGGTGAAGAACTTGATCCTAATTTTGGCCCACCCTCTATTAGTACCGTTCCGTATTATTTTAACCCCATTCCCACCCAATTCACCGCTCGGACTTTTAACAAGATCCGTAGCAATTTTGAAGGATTTCGCGTTATCTTTAATGAGGGTTATCTGGCGGAAAATTTATATGATTTTGTTCCTATTCCGCTGGTCCCTGAAAGAGCACTGGCTCGTGCCTTTGGTTTGAAACCTCAATGTGGATCATCTTGCTTGTGCCCTATTCGCAGCACTTGCACCTCAAATATTGTAGTAGATGATATTATGAATGATTCAAATGAGACATTAGCTCGTGTCTCATCTAGTGACACACTTGTGCCAGAGCGTTTGTCTTTTCGGGAGAAAGGGTCGCAGATACTCAAGAAAACACTTGAATTTTTCTTCAAAATTTACTCACCTCAAAATGGGCGTGTTCTTTGCCCAAAGACCTGTCGCAAAATTCATATACATAAAAAATTTTCTGATCTTGTTGATCTTGTTCAGAAAGCTGAAAATCTAATTGTTCCTAATGAACCACAAAGTGGCAGGGGGTTTTTGTCTTCATTTACACCCAATGTTAACCTTACTCATAGTGTTGATGACACCGTTAGCACAGCGTTATCATCACTTACGGAGGCTATTTCTGGCCTTACTAGCGCAATCCCAACAGTGGAAACACTAGATGCTGCAAAGCAATCCCTATCAAAATCATTTGCTCCGATAGGATTAGTTTTGCCTCTTGTTATAGTTGTCTTGTTTGGCGTTTATCACTATTTTAAGAAAGCAGATAAGATGACCATCGTTGCTATCACGGCTGTTGCTAGTATTATGGCAGTAGCTGTTGTCGAACCGCGCTTGAAAACTTCTTTAATGGATCTTGTCACAAAACTCCAAAGTAAGGCGAGTAGTGACCTCCAACCACAAAATGGTGACGCTCTTATTGAATCTGCCACATCTTTTCTTGTCTTATATTTGAGTTATTATATATCTGGTGAAGTTCCTGAAGGTTCACGTTTACGAGTGCTATTTACGAAGATACTACCAGATATGAAAAAGATGAAAGATGGGGTCAATTTTGCAGGCTCAGAAATTCTTACCCTAGTGCAAACTGGCGTTAATTATGTAAGAAGCGAGGTTCTTGGTTTACCTACTATGTCTTTCTTTAAGACGCATAAACCCGAGATTGATTCTTGGGTTGAATCTTGCTCTCGTCTTGAAACTATGTTTGCTAATGGTGGTCTTAAGATTACAATATCTAATAATGACACTGTACGCAATTTGCTTAATCGAGGTCGTGCCCTGCTTGCACAAAACCTTGATCGTAAAGAAGCTGTGCAAGTTAGAGATGTCTTACATATGTGGTTGCGTGTTCTTGAAAAGATTGCTAGTGAATTTGACCAGTCTGGTATTCGCGCCGCCACTATAAGACAGGAACCCACGTGCTTGATACTTGCTGGTGGACCCGGTGTTGGTAAGACGAGCCAAATAAAAGCATTAGAGCGTTGTATAGCTGCTCGTGTGCTCACTGATCATGAGTTAATTGATTATCAGAAGAATCCTGATGCCTATTCCTATGTGGAAAATCCATCTACTGGCTTTAAAGATGGGTATACCGGACAAAAGATTTGGTTGTGGGACGATGCTGGGCAAGAGACTGATGTTGCTGGTAATGTTGATAATTCTTATTTTCATTTTATGCAAGCCAAATCCATTTTTCCTTATAAATTGCATATGGCCTCATTGACGCAGAAGAGCAATACTTATTTTACATCTACGGCAATGTTGTTGACCACAAATTGCCAAGATTTCAAACCCAATTCCATAACAAACGCTGGTGCTCTTAAGCGGAGATTTGACATATCGGTTGTTTGTGTTCCCAAAGAAGAATATTGTAATCCAGCTACTCGCAATGGCAACCTCTGGGCAAGGCAGTTAGATGCTAGTATATTAAAAGGAGAGATGCTTAACTCGGAACATGGAGGTTTTCGCAGAGATATATATGAATATTTTGAATATGATTATTTCACTTTGCGTTTGACAGGTAGATCTTTTGATTTTGATAGTTTGGTTGAACACTTTGTATCCATTTATCGCAATTTTGAGCGTAAACATGCTCAATATGTTGCTGATTTGGATAGAATTCTGCAAGAACAGATAGCTTTGAGACCGATTTTGCCACAGGCAGGCCCAATCACTGACTCCGTACGATCTAGGATCATACGGCGAGCTGCAAATACTTATCTGAATAATACAATGGGGTTGCGAGGACGACTCCAAGGCGATATAAATAACCAACATGTTGGGAATGATGAGGGCGTTGAGGATATAAGATTTAGCACTGATCAACGTATGAGTGAGACGGAGCAGGATTTTGATTTTAATTCACTTGACCTTGAAGATTTGATATCATGGTCACTTAATCAAGAGCAATCATTTGTTGCTCTACCTGAGGTACCTCAAATATTGATCTTGCCCCCGTTTGGTTTCGACGAGGCACTTATTCATCGTTTCATTGATGCATACAATGCTTTGAGTGACGATGAGAGAGACGATGCTAATAACCATTATCTTGAAACTCTTCGTATTGGTATGCAAGCAGCTGAAAGATTTGATGCAGTTGTTGATTTTGTTAACCAAATTACGTGGAAAAACTTTGGGGTCTTACTTGTTAAGGGGATGGAGCGTGGTGTGGATGCTTTTAAATCTGTCGTCACTTTTATTGGTATTAAGCTTAGCTGTGTTGTTGAAAAGGGCCTAACCGTTAAAACTGATTTTGATTTCGTTGGGTTTTTGAAACAAGCACGAACAAAGATGGAGGAGGCTTGGCATTACGCCATAGAAGTTTATGAAGCATTTGAGAGGAAGTATCCTAACTTGGTACATGTTATGAAAATTTTGTCCATAGGTGCAGCTTTTCTTGGTCCTATTATGTATTTTTGGAATTCTTGTGGGACCATGGAACCCCAATATGGTCGTAACCAAAGAGGAAATAAAAAGGGTCGTAGATTGAACACACGCGCTAAGGCTAAGATGTCGACATTTGGACCTGATGAACTTGGTCCTCAAGCAGGAGTTGACAATGGTGTTGCTGCCTTTATTGAGAAGTGTTATTCGAATTCTACCTATTTCATGAATTATGCTAGTTACTTTGATGATGAGAATGGCATGGACTCATTGATTAAGCAGAACGGCGGAATTGACGCAGTCATGTCAGAATTTGGTACAATTCTTTTTGTTAAGGAGACAGTTGCCATAATGCCATATCATTTTATTGCTAAACTTAAACAAGATCTTATTAATGGTGTCACCACCATACATGATCGTATGCGACTCACTCGTTGCACAAATTTTGGCACTTATTATGAAGTGCCCTTGGATTGTTTCTTACGTGCTAAGCGTGTTACGTGCCATGAAGGGCGTGACATTGTAGCTGTGCAATTTCCCCATCAGGTTCTTCATCACCCAGATATAACAGATCGTTTCGTCTCAACTGATTACTTACAGAATCATAAGCATATGACTGGCATATTACCTGTTTGGAGGCGAGGTAAGATGTGGTGTTTGTCCTCTCATATTAAGTCAATTGATAATGCCAAAATACGAGTGGATGGTGTGTTGGAAGAATGGCGCGCTCTTTATGAGTATTATCTTAATACGAGACAAGGTGATTGTGGAGCTGTGTTGTTTCTTGACGATAGCTCCTCTGGAAAACAGAAGATTTTAGGTATCCATTCAGTTGGAACTGGCTCGTATGGTTGTTCAGCAGCAATCTCAAAAGAGGATATCGACATTATGATTAAAGATTTTGCCTTTGTGAGTGTGAAAGAACAACTTAGCGATGATGTTTATACTGTGCAAAGTGTGGTTGCACCGGCTGAAGCCTTTATCCCTCTTTGCAAATTACCGAAGCCAGTTTTTAACTCAACGGAAACTAAGATAGAACCATCAGTGTTACATGGCACGTGGGGTCCAGCGAAGAAAGCCCCAGCTCAGTTAAAATTTTTTGAAAAAGATGGTGTTCGCGTTGATCCACTTAATGTTGCAGCTGCTAAATATGGCAACTCAACTAAATATGTGGACCCCCATCTTGTGAAAGTGTCTGCTGAGGCTTACTTGGCGCACCTCTACGCGATTGATAAAAATAATGTGCCTGAGCCTAGGGTTTTGACTTTTGATGAGTCAATCTGTGGCATTTCAGGTTCTGAAGCTATGCAGCCAGTGAATAGGCATACCTCACTTGGTTATCCATATGTGATGAACCCTGTTCCTGGCAAACCAGGGAAAACTCGTTTCTTTGGATCAGAGGGTGATATTGATAAGAATTCCAATGGTTATAAGGAATATATACGGCATATTGAGAGCGTTGAGGCGGACATGAAACTCGGCACCTATCCTAATTTTTGGGGTATTGATTGCAAAAAAGATGAAAAACGTGAACTTGAAAAAGTTCGTATTGGTAAAACACGTTTATTTGTCACTTTTAATTTCGATCATGCTGTGTTGTTCGGGAGACATTTTGGAGCATTTTTTGATTGGTTTGCCCGCATGAAAATAGACAATGAGTGCGCAGCAGGCGTTAATATGTATGATGCTGTGCACCTTGAGAGGATAGCAAATAGATTTATTTCTATGGGTCGAAAATCTGTTTTTGGCGATTTCTCTGGTTTTGATACATCTATGAACACTACAGTTGCGTGGGCTCTTTACGATATTATCGAGTTGTGGTATGGTGATGTAGGTGATAAGAAGTTGCGTCGTATGTTGTGGTTAGCCTTGGTTAATTCGAGACATATTATTGGTGACAACTTATATCAATGGGATCATGGGATGCCCTCTGGTGCAAGATTTACCATGTTCATTAATTCCATGATTAATTCTATCAATATTCGGGCAGCATATATATTGATCAGGGGTGGAAAAGAGTATATCTCTCAGTTCGTTGAACATGTTAAGCCCATTGTGATGGGAGATGATAATGGTTTAGCGATACACCCCTCTATGCATAGTGTTTTGCACCAGCAAGCTTGGACAGATGCGTTTGCTATCCTTGGTTATAAATATACCATGGAAGATAAGGAGTCAGATATTACGAGCACGTTGCGCGATTTTACTGAATGCTCGTTTTTAAAGCGCACGATGGCGTTTGATGTTGAAAACGATCGTTGGGTTGCTCGTTTGGCTCTAGATTCCGTGCTTGAACCCCCCTACTGGACAAAAAGGGGTACTCAGTCAGAGCAGATTGTCCGAGATGAGGTTACAGTAGCTTTTCGTGAACTAGCTCTCTATCCTGAGAGTATTTACAACGAATGGACCTCAAAGATTCTTGACTCGTGTCGCAGGAATATGGGATGGATTCCCGATGTCATTGACTATAGAGTTAATCAAAAACTCGTTTTTAGCGATGATTGCTACTGTTAAGGCGTTAGTTGCTTATTTAGCAACCCCTCTTTCCTACTCGTCCCCAGTATACACACTGGATTATTTGTTCTAGGATGTGGTACATGTGTTGGCTCCCACGTAAAACCTAAAATACTTTATCTTTGTGTGTTGTCATGTACGAGTTTTTGGCTTAGAGTAGAGAGTTATTAGGCCCATGTCTTGAAATGGCGAGCATGGTAGATGGTGTTTCCTATCGCTCAAGTCTTCACACCAATTTATTTTTATGGGAAACCAAAATATTAACACAAAAACTTTTAATGATGATGCTGGTCCTGAGGAGGCTGGTATCACCACAATTTATAACGATGAAACAGTTGCAATTTCTGAGAGATTTAATGAAATTGATTTACCCACAACATATTTGAAAGCTACTCGTGGTGCACCTGCTCAAGAGATTAAAGATTTTTTGTCCCGCCCACGTGTTCTTGCGTCTGGTTTGTGGTCTGCGGCATCTACTTCACCACTGTATACCGCCAATTTGCCCTTTTATATATTATCAGACAAGGTGTTTTCGCAGAAAGTGCAAGGTTTTCTAGGTTTTCGAGCCACTGCTATTGTTCGAGTGCAGGTTAATGCAACTCGTTTTCAGCAGGGCCGGTTGATTCTACATCATCTACCACCAAATGTTGAGAACAGTGATAATCCAGCTGTTTATAGCGGCTGGAAAGGCGCACTTACACAACATCCAAATGTGCAGCTGGATGCTGCCACTCAAACTGAAATGGTTTTGAAGGTTCCGTATGCGTCTTCTTTCAATGCCACAGACCTTGTTAATGGTGGTGGCAAGTACGGACAAGCACGTCTTTCTATTTACTCTGATCTTGCCACTGCGGCCGGATCAAATTCAGCAGAGTATACGGTGTGGGGTAGTTTTGAAGATGTTGAATTATTTGGACCAACTTTGCAAACCAGTATTATTCCACAATCTGGTATGTCTCTTTCAGCTTCGGCAAAAGAAATCAAATCTACCGGTCCTATTTCAAGTGTATCGTCAACAGTCTCTATTATAGGGAAAGCGCTATCGAAAACCCCTGCGCTATCGGCAATCGGTGGGGCCACCACTTGGTTTGCTGATCTTATTACAAAGGGCGCTTCGGCTTTTGGATTTTCCAAACCCAATGTGGTTGGACAGCCCACTAGAATGCGACAAGAAAATGCGCCCTATCACAACAACTCTGACGCAGCCGAAGCCACGAATATTATGTCACTGTTTTCGACCAATGCCGTTGGACCCCTTCCCGTTGGACGAACTGATACAGATGAGTTATCTTTGCAGTACCTTGCCACCAGGAAGAGTTACTACACTGAGGTTGTGTGGGATCTAACACAACCTGCTGGCACGACTATCATAGCACAACCATGTAAACCAACTCAATTTTCTGTTGTTCACACGGACACGGGTTCTGGTCCAAGTCAGACATGGTTTGAGTTCACACCGTTAGCGTTCATTGGATCCATGTTTGAGTATTGGCGTGGTGGTATCACTTTCACATTCAAGATTCCAAAGACAGAGTTTCACTCAGGTCGTTTGGTGGCTACTTTCGTGCCCGGTGAAAATTATGTTGGTTCTCCACCATCTATTAATGATGGATCGTTCCTGATGCGTGAGATTTTTGATATGCGTCTCGGTAATGAATTTACTTTTACTGTTCCCTACACCGCTATTCGACCTTATCTTGATGAAACCACCCATATGGGTACTATGTATGTACAAGTTCTCAATCAGCTTGTGGCGCCAGATACTGTGTCATCTGCAGTTAGGGTTTTGATTGAAGTTGCTGGGGCTGATGATATTGAATTTCAAGGTCCTGGCACTTCAAAGATTTGGTGTCCCTACGTTCCGAAGACTTATACGATTCAATCTGGTCAGACGTTAGTTAATCCAACTGCTCACAACACAGTGGGCAATGTCATTGGTGGTGGACAAAGGTACACCGATGGCAATCTCTCATCTTTGTATTGCATAGGTGAGAATATAACGTCTATGAGGCAGTTACTCAAAAGGCGTTCTAATATTGGCGTTATAACAGCCCCCATTCAAAAATATCAGGTGGATCCATTCTTTTTACAATGGCTTTCATATGACAATACAGTAGGATTGGTTCAACCAGCTATTTATGGTGATTTGCTCAGCAGCATTGCTTCTTGTTTTTGCTTTTCCCGTGGAGGTGTTCGATTTTATTCATACACGTTAGATGAAAGTGCAACAATTCGGCAGTTAGAAGCGTATTATGCGCCTGCTGGTTCAGCACCATACATTGTTTATGATGGTTCAGTGTATGCTTTTTCCAATCTTACTGGTGGCTCGTATATTACACATAACATGTGGAACTCAGGCATCGCTGAGTTCCAGTGTCCACAATACCTATCGATGCATGCTCGTTTAAACGTGCAAAAAGCTACAGCGGCTACTTACAATGGTCCTGAAGCAAATCAATACAGGTTGCTGATTGATCATGGTTATTCCATATCTTCAGCCGCTTTCAGGATGTCAAGATCTATAGCTGATGATTATGATCTTAACTTCTTTGTTAATGTTCCCCCAATGGTGGCTTACCCCCACTAAACTCACGGTCTTATGACCACACATTCAAAGCTTAGAATGTGCATACAGGAATTTCCTATTTTATAGGTTTTCAATGTGTGGCTAGGATTCCCGTGAGTGACCGGGAGTCCCGATAGTTTTGGTCTCCCAAGCGTCCGGAAGAAAAACCCGGATTATATCGTACATGGCCTTAGGCGGTCACGTTCAATCACATATCACGATGC